GACAAGTAGCACGGGTGCATCCGTTTATGGAAGTCTTTACTGTAGTGATCATTTAAACCTAACTAACGATAATAAAAAGATTCAGTTAGGTGATTCGTCAGATCTCCAGATCTACCATGATGGAACGCATTCTTACATAGACAATACAACTGGTGATCTAAGAATTACAGATACAGGAGGAGGGGGATTAATAATTGGATCTAACAGTTTAAATTTAAGAAATAGTGCACGTGATGAAAATTATTTAGTTGCTACAGCTAACGGAGCTGTTGAACTCTGGTATGACAACAGTAAGAAGTTAGAGACTACCTCCTCTGGTATCAACGTTGTTGGTTCAATTACTCAAAACGGTGCTGCTTTAGGTGGTGGTGTTTGGGAAAGAATTGGTGCAGTTTCTATATCCAGTAATTCATCAGATGTAGATTTAACTTGGGCTAGTAACTCAAGTATAATGACTGATTATGAAAAGATAAGATTTGAGTTTTATAATATAAAGAAAACAAGTGACAGCAAAACATATGTAAAATTCTTCGATACTTCAGGGAATATTATGACAAGTAATTACCACTTACATAAATATTACACCGTTGAACACAATCAAAGTAATTCGTTTCAAGAACATAATAAGAATAATGAGGATTACATTAAAATAAATGAAGATGCTGAGGGTGAAAATATGTCTGGTTCCCTTGAGTTTTTTGATCCATTTGATAATATTGGTAATGATGGTCCAATAATGTATTTCTGGAGAATCTGGAATACTAGAATGGCTAGTGCCAGTGATTCTAATGACAAAGCGTATTTCAATCAAGGTGCTGGAATGATGGCTAATGGAGCACCTTGGGATACAAAGTTTTGTGGAATTCGATTAACATCAGGAACATTCACGTCAGGAAAAATAGTAGCGTATGGACTTAAAAATAGTTAGTATTAATCATGTCAAATAAAACAGTACTAGATTGCGATACAGGAATAGTCTCAGTAGTACCAAGAACTGATGCTGATATTGCTGAAGCTCAAAGAACTGAAACTCAAACTACTGAACAAAAAGCACAAAGTCACAGAGATAAAAGAGATAATCTTTTAAGAAAGTCAGACTGGACTCAAGGTGCAGATGTACCTACATCGCTTAAATCTAAATGGACGGACTACCGTCAAAATCTTCGGGATTTGCCTGCTCAGTCAGGCTTCCCTGATTCGGTCACATGGCCAACACAACCTTCATAAAATTATTAAAAACAAAACAATGGCAACAAAAACTTGGCAAGTAAACACCCTTCAACGCGAACTTGCAGATGGGTATGTAAATAAAGTTATCTACCGTGTTAACGGCGAAGATGGTACTTATTCATTTAGAGCTACAGGTGAAGTGGATCTTCCTAAGCCTGATACTCTTGTACCTTATGCTGATCTTACAGAAGATACAGTATTAACTTGGGTAAAGGCAAAATTAGATGCTGATAAAGCTGGTACTGTAGCTGCTATCGAAGCTGCTGTAGAGAAAGGCGTTAATGAGCAAAAGACTCCAACAACAGGTGTGGGTAAACCTTGGAGCTAGGTGAAAGTCCCTAAACTACCCAAGGCTCTAGATATGCCTAGCATTCCTCTAGAGCCACCTACAGCAGAGATGCCTGTGTTTCCTCCTGTAGTAATACCACCTCAGAATTTAACAGCTCCCAAGGGAGTTGAACTAGAGGAAATACCAGAAAAAACTGAAGATGCAGAAACTGCTAAAACTGAACAACCTACATTAAGGGTACCTGTTATAAAGATAGATCTACCTTTACCTACAGCTGAAGTAGTCACAACGGCTACCTATGCAGCTGTAGCAGCTGTAGCCACTACCACCCTTGCTACTCCCTTATTTGACAAAATCAAAAAGCAAATACAGAAGTTCTTACAAAAGAAAGTAGATAAATGGAAGGAAAACCGCCAGAAAAAAAAGGAGTCCTTGGAAAGCTGAAAGATGCTGTAGAGGATAAAGAACATCAAATAGAAGTACTTGGTACATTTGTCAGATTAGGCGTTGTTGTCTGGTCTGGATTTATCATTACTATGAACTATGTCGATTTACCTATGGTTAAGAAATCAGGTAACTCAGATATCACGTTCGTTGCCAGTGTGTTTACGGGAGCACTTGCAACTTTTGGCTTGACCACTGGTAATAAAAATAGTGGCAACAACAAACCTGTAGATTGTCCTATGGCTAAGAAAAAAGAAACATGAAGAAATGGCTTTTACTTTTCCTACTGGCATCACCCACGGTAGTAAAAGCTGAATTAGTTCAACCCAACTTCACCCAGGGTTCAATGAACAGCACAACAACTACAACAATAGATATAGACGAAGAAATAGTTATCACCACCTATGGAGCAGCGTTAAACAAATGGTCGGGAGACAATATAACTCATACATCGGCAAGCTCTGGAGGAATAGCAGATTCAGATTCAGTCTTCAACATGACAACAGCTGGCTCAGACTTCTCTCTAGAAGTAGTAACAAGAGCAGCCAGTCAAATCATAGAGAAAACAGAAATAGATCGAACTATCGAACAGGAATCTACTACTGTCTCCTTGTCAGTCTTCTCTCAATAGCACCAGCTAAAGCATCAGATCCAGAAGTTAATAATACCTCAAATCCAGTTGCAGCAGCGACTGGAAATGTAACAAATCAGGCGGTGCAATTCCAAAATAATGGAGCACCGTCTAGACAACATTATGGTGGCGGGGTTAGTTGTAATGGTGCTACTATGACATTCTCTCCATTTTATATGGGGAATCATACAGTACCTTACGATGATGTAATGAGTCAAAGAAGTTATACAATAGCTGAGAACTGGGGAGGACAAGTTAATTTCATGTTCCCTCTAGATGTCAGTGGTTTACGTCAATGTAGACGTATAGCTAAACGACAAGAAGAGAAATTAAGACTTGACTATGAACTAGTTAGAGTATTAAAATGTGCTGAACTTCAACGAAAAGGATTTATGATAACTGAGAAATCTCGTGTTTATAGCATGTGTAATGATGTTGTCCCTATAGTTGAATACCAAGCAAATAAGAAAGCTGCAGTTAAGCAGTATTTGAAAACTGAATGTACTCCTAAAAAAGGTAGGAAACTTCCTTGGAAAGAACAGGAGTATGAATGTCCAAAACAATCAACTAAAAAATGAGTTCATTTACAAATAAAAATGGGAATGCACAAGCATCCTTAGATGGTCCTAATGACCTGACACCTAAAGTTAAAACTTCTTATATCATACAAAAAGAAGCTGCAGAAGCAGCAGCATCCGCATCAGAAGAATCCGATGAAGATTAAATTAGCAATATTAGCTGCCCTCCTTATTGCTGGTGGCTATGCTGGTCATAAGTATAATCAGTTTACAAATTCACCTACTGGTAAAGTTATAGAACAGCTTCAAGAAAAGAAAGAATTAATTGAAAACTTACAAAAATCACCACTACAACTACCCGAATCCTTAAGAAAATGATCCTAATTATCAAGCCCATCCTATTCGCCTTCTTGAAATCAGATGCCGTAAAGAACCTAGTAATTGATTTACTAACAGCTTATGTAGCTAGAACTGATAACAAATTGGATGATCAAGCATTAGAAATTGTTAAAACAAAACTATTAACATAATGGCTAAAGCCAAAGAAGAGAAGTTTAATGAACTTCATAATCTCGTCACTGAAGAATTCCTAAAGAGAGTTCGTAGTGGCGAGGCTACTACCCAAGATTTAAAAGCAGCGTGTGATTGGTTAAAAACTAACGATATTACTGGTATAGCCTATGAGGGTACACCATTAGATAAGTTAGCTTCTATCATACCTAAAGTAGACCCAGAACTCGTACAACATAGACTCTATGGCAGAACTAGGCAAAACAGCTAGGCATTATCGGAAGAATAAAGCCTCAAGAGCTAAACACGTTAAAGACAATAGTCCGGGTGGTAAATACGCTCATTCTAACGAATACAAGAGAGCACACGGGAAAGCTAGAGCAAGCTTAAAGATTAAATCAAAGAATGTTGATGCCTCTAAACAACCTGACGGTTCGTTTAAAGCTGAGAGTCGTAAGACTAACCGAGGCAGAGGCGGAGCTAAGAGGAAGTAACTATGCCTGATCATTATGATGAAAGAGGTAATATACCCGGTCCCGGTGGATCTAGAATCCAGCCGATACCTAGATGGCAGTCTGAGGATGACCAAGCTGTTCTTGAACATGAGAACAGATGGGGTGAAGAAATTGCAGATATATCTAAAGATGTAATTGTAACAGCTGCTAGTCAAGGTAAATTCGGTGATACACCAGCCTCTGAGCAAACAGTAGGTGTTTCAGCTATAGAAGTAATGGATTTACATCCTAATATTTATAGAAAAGCTGTAGCATATCATAGGAATAATCCTGATGCAGGTTGGGCTGCAGCTATGAGAGCTGCTAAACTTTCAGCTGGCAGTAGCCCAGAAACTCTGCGTCGTCGTTTTATGAAGTCACCAAAGGATAGATATCCTGATGCTGGTAATGTAGAAGGTAGTTTAAGAAAAAGAAAAGGAGAATCAGAATCTCAATTTTCTAATAGATACTTTGATGCAAAGTTTCAAAAGATAGGATTAAATGAGGATGTAATACTAAGTTTAAAGAATATGCTTGACGCAAAAGACGTTACTCAACGTCAAAGAAGAGAGCTTAAAACGGGTATATCTAATCCGAATTATTCTATGAAAACTTATAAACAGACTCGTCAAATATTAGTAGATGAATTTTTAGATGGATTAGAATTTTTAGGACTTAATCCTAAAGATATAGAAGCACATCATATAGCAGGTTTAAGGCAGACTGCTTCTTTATTTGAAGGATTACAAAG